GCGGTATTGCGGCCCGTATTGAAACACGACGCGCTTCGGACGATAGATTTCGACCAGCGTCGTTTGCAGCAGTTCACGAAGGCCAAGCATGAACGTATGCCTGGACTCGATGCCGCAGTCACGGCGGCACAAGAGAAGGCTTTCCACGTCCATTCCTGCGGAAAAGCGTGAGAGATAGTCGAAAATCTTTTTCGCCTCTGCCGCATACTGTCCCTCGATGATCTCGCCATCGGGGATCAGTGCGGGATAGTTGAACGGCGTGTCGGCGTCTAGCTCGTTATCGAGCGCAACGCTCACAAGGCGGCTCACAGGAAGGTTTAGCTCATCACTGAGCCGCCGCAGCTTGTTGAACATCGACCACGGAATGTTCACCTCGATGCGGGTCATCGGGCTAACGGGTCGCGGGGGTCGGGGGATATTAGGAGCGGGTTTGTAGTACGTCATCTTTTCTCCAGGCCATTGATAGAGGCCCACATCGTTGTCAGTTGATTTGTTTTTTGCTCAAGACTTGCAATTCTTTATTTACTGTCATGTCACGCCACCCTAATTACGAACAGGACAAGGTTGAGTTGGTCACGACAGGCGCAGCACTCGCCTACCTCAAGCTCATGAACCGGCGCCCCGCGTCCCGTCCAGGCGAGCCGCAGGAGCAGAAAATTGTCCTCGCTCACAGCGCCGCCGAGAATGTCAGTCATGTTTCGAGAGTCGATCACCTTAAACTTTTTCATCGTTCAATCTCCTAAGAATTTTGGTTAGGTCTTCGTACTGAAACAAATTAAGGTCGAAGCGGTCCATGATGAACTCACGGTCGAGGGTGCCCCACTCCGTAAAGTAGAGCCATTCCCCTCCGTCCTCGATCTCTTGCGCGATCTCGTCAAGACTCACTAGCCACCCGCCTTTTGGCTTTCTCTGCTTCCCACTCGCGCATTGCGGCCTCAGTCCTGAGCCGCTCGGCCTCTTTGATGCGGCTGCGGCCTTCGGGTGTATGGTCGTCGGCTTTCATGGCTCGCAGCTCACGCGCCAGCATTTCAAGGTGGTCTGCCACGGCATGACACTTGATGCGGAACTCGTCTGAGGTCATCTCGTCGCCGAATTGGTACTCAACCGCCTCTTCTAGCCTGTGGAGATACACCTCGGGCTCTAGCTGCTCTTTCGGTCTCCATTTCTCAAGTTCAGCGTCAGCAATTGCCAAGAGTCCAGGGATGTCCTCGCTCGGCGAGTCATAGAGCGTAAGGCTTACCGTTGAACGCCCTACGGTTTTCCAGATTTCCCAGTTGCAGCCGAGGCGAGCGGTCAGGCCGTGGCGCGGAACGCTCCGGAGCGTGATTTTACGCTCTTGTAAAAGCGGTTTTAGCTTGAGCGGTACGGATTTGAATTGTGCCACCTCGCGCACACACTCGAAAAATTCTTGTAGGATTTGGTAACGGATTCCTCGGTCTTGTTGCTCCATCGGGAGAACGATTGTTTTAATGCTAATCATTTGTTCACCTCTGCTTCGTTATTGACGAAAAATCGGATTCTAGCCTTCATTGAAAGGTTCTCGACCTCGATGCGCTCACCATCGGGGTCATGAGTCCAGACCTCGAACCATTGTTCAGAGTGTTTCAGGTAGTGGTAAACCCGATCCGACCCTGGAAAGACCACAGCGTCAGGTGCTACACGTTTGACGGGCTGGTAGACGCAAGGCATCCCGTTCAGTTCGAGCAGCCGCCAGACTTCATGCGTCGGACGACTCCATTCGATGCTTTGCATGAAAGCTCGTGCGTCCTCCATCGTCACAGGCTCGCCGATGGCCTCACGGTTGCCGGTCATGAGGTTGTAGCGGGTCCAGACAAAAGACAGCGATCCGTCCCCCGAAGCGTAGCAGTTAAGTTTTGCGGCAAGGTCAAAAGCGCGTTGTTCTAAATGTGTCATGGCATTAGTCCTGCTCAAAGTAGTTGATGACTTGCTTCCAGTGCACCGAGTCAAACGATTGACCATCGGCCCATACCCAAGGAGCCATTGCAAAAATGCGCGTGACATGATCTTCGGCTAGGGCAGCCATTCGCGCTTTTTTCTCGCCCACGGTCGCCACCTCATCGCGTGCAATTTTGGAGGCGAGGCGATGCAAATAAGAGTCGTTGCTAAAGGTCAGCGTTACGCACCACGTCTGCACGTTGCGAAACCCACAATGGTCCTCGGTTATGGAGTTGTGGAGGTCTCGACCCTTGTTAATGATGCTTTGCGCCTCGTTTTGCTCAAGTCCGTAATGCTCGGCAAAGCGTTCAACGGTGAGAAAATTGTTCAAAAAGTCTAAGTATATAGCTTGCAACGGTGTCACGGTTTCGCCTCCTGTGTGCGGCAATGCGCCGCAAATGTTTTCAAGTCCGGTTCAGCCTTGTGCGTCTGCAAATAAGACTCGACAAGGGTTGAGAGTTTTAGGGCGTGGGAAAATCCCACCTGTGGCTCTAAAACCGCGTTGATGTTTGAGACAATGGTCCGGTCTGGTACTCCATGCCGCCGATACACGACCATACACGTCAGCACCTCACCCACCATTCGTGCCGCTTTAGCGCGTTGCTCTGGTGTCACGGTTTCGCCTCCCCTAGCACCTTTGCGTCTTTGACCTGGGTAGATTTCATACGCATTGCATAGCTTGACGCATAGCAATACGTTCCGTCCTCTTTGATATCCTTGACCAGCAGCACGTTGTAAGACCCGCGCCGCTCCGTTGACTTAGCTAGAACGTGGTATCTGTTGCCATATAGCTCGATCAGCTTGCCGGTCAGGTCCAACCCCTTGTTGCGTTGCTTACGCTCCCAGGCCTCTCGGCACTTCTCACGCCATTCCACAGCGTAATGATGCGTGTCAGGCGTGAGCGGAACAGCCGCGAGAACATGAGGAGGGCAATCATCCATTGCTGGACCCATCGCGTCAGTCATGGTCTTGATGGACCATGAACCGCCGCGTCGCTCGATCAAACTACACGCGATAAATTGACGCCCGTCCTGGTGTTTGACGGCAAAATATGCGCCCTGCCGAGTCGAAGCCGAGGCTAAGATCGTATAGCCTGAGCGCATGAATTGACGTGCTTCGTCATCAATAACCTGTGACTTCTTATGCCATGAAGTGCAGCTAGTCCATCCCATTACAGCACCTCAGCTTGTTGCTCGGCCTTGGCCTCAGCGTCGCGGCGCTTTTCAGCCTCGCGCTGATACCAGACGTTAAAAGGCTCTTTCTCGAACAGCCACTCTTCGGATTTCACGCCTAGCGTTTTGAGCGCCCCGACAAATTGTGACAACTCGCAGCCAGACCAGACATAGATCAAATTTTTGTCATCGACCGTCTTTTGGATGATCTTGTAAAGCTCCGCGACAAGCTCCGCGCTCTCGTTTGAATGAGACATGAAAGCGTACAGGTTCACGTCAGAATGCAGCGCGTAAAAGCCACCATAACCGTGGATGTTTCTCATCGGTTTATCTTTGACGTTGTACTCATCAAGCGGATTGCATCGCGCGTCAAACCACAACCATTTTTCTTCGCGGTAATCGCTATATGCGCTTTGCAGTTCAAACTTGAGCCGAATTCGAGCCTTGATGACATTGGTCGTGAGGACATAACTCGGCTTATAAAATTCCACCCTGACTTCGGCCCCTGGCGATTTGAGAGCGGTTTTGAGTCTTGCGGCTAATGTTGGCGTTTTCATTGTCTGCACCTTTCTGTGTGCGTTGCTGATGAAAGGAAGATAACTAAGGCGATAAACAATGTAAAGCTCTTTTTTTATTTTTTCTGCGATAAATAACACTGTAAGTCAAAATTATCGTATAATTATAAGGAGAGGGCGATAAATTACCAGCAGGGGAATTTACCTTGCACTGTGTCGAATTTATGCAAGTATGCACGTTTTATGCACTCAGATCGAATATATTGGATTTGAAGGGGGTGTGCGCTGCGCGTCGAGCGGCTTTAATTTCACGTTCCCTTTACATCTACGCTAGGGAGGCGCTCTGCGTCCGCGCCGCGCTAGCGTCCGTCATATCGGGATGGTGAAATTAAAATATCATAGAGTTGGGGGCGCTGTCAAACTTTTTTTTTCAAGGCTTCAAATCGAATATATTGCATTTGAGTGTGTTATTTTTTGTAAGTGGACAAAAAGTGCTATTTTGAGCGCAAAAAGCGAGCACAATAAAAAGCGCAAAATTATAAATAGACGCGCCGCAGCCTTCTAAAATTTGCCTGCGATGGGCTTTTTAATTTTTATAATTATGTTTGACAATGTTTCGGCGCGGATTTTTTCGCGGTTATCTATCAAAATATTACTGATAAATTAACAGTGTTTAGAAAAAATTACAAAGTAGTTATCAATTTTACAAATCAATAATTAAATGATGTTTACATTGTAAATAGCTCGATTTATTTAGCGAGTAAACAATGTTTAGTTAATTGAATGAATCAAACAATGTTTATTTCGTAATTAAACAAATCGGTTTATTTACAATGTAACAAATCAATTTATTTGTTTAGTCTGTGCCTAATTATACAATGTTTAATTCATAATTAAATACATCGGTTTGTTTAGGCTCCGTCCAGGTTGGACAATGAATAGAGCGCGTGCGCGTGCCTCATGCGCTTTACAATGTCAAAAGAAAAACGAGGGCAAATTGTACGGAATGCCTGTTATTGTAAGTGTTTTAGCAAATTTTGCAATCGCTCGGCTCAAGTCGGTTTTAACGGCTCTAAACTTGGCATAGCGGGTGCAATGTCCCTTGTCACGTCTTGCAATCATGCAAGCCAACAAATAGGAGGCCCAACAATGGCCGTTAGAAAAGTGTCAACCAAAACAAAAACCGCAGTGTTCGCCCTGCTCGCCTTGCTTGCCTACAATGAGGCACGCGCGGAGACGTGGCTTACAGAACGTCCGAAGGATAGCGTCAAGGCTCGCGTGGCGTATGGCCTTGCGCTTGAAGGTAAGGACGTTTATCGGTGCCAACCGATGCGAGTCAACCCTAGAGGTGGCGTGACTGCGGTAAAAGGCTCTAAGATCACGTTTCACATGAGCGTAGGCAAAGGGATCGAGAATTTTGAGACGCTTCTCAAGGACGGCAAAAAACCTGTCCAATGCAATCCTGTCGAGCTAAACAATGGGCGATTGGTCAAGTCTGCTGAGGGTGCTGGCGATGATGAATGAAACTAAATCGCGCCCATTATACGCAATCGCTGCCGAGGTGAAACGGGACTGGAAGAACATTTACTTTGGTGCGCGACCCTACCTTGACGCAATGGCCGATCTAGAATCGGTGGATGATTGGTACATCCACGACCGAGGGGACATGATTGTACGCTATTTCCTTGCCAATGCGAACAATTGGCGGGGCGAAACCGCAAGACGCGTCAAGGCCGAGCTAAAGGCGATGCTGTGAAAAAAACCATTAAACAAAAGAAAGTGAAAAAAAATGATCGACTACACTCTGACACCAAAACAACTTCAAGAGTCTTTGCGCGTCCTATCCTGCGCAAGCGAAGAAGATTTGAAGGAAATCTTTGGAGAGACTTTGGGCAGACACTTGCACGCCAAGTTTTTTAATTGGTCGAATGAGCCGTCCAAGTTTATCATGAGTCTCGACAACGACAACTTGCACGTTCTTTGTCAGTATCTCGCCGATCGCACCCGTGCGTTGAAGTAAGCCACTCGGAGCCGCGTTGAAAGACGCGGTTCTTTTTTCGCAGCTCAAATAAATAAACAATGTTTATTGATCGCAGCTCAATCACCAGGCAAAACATACATTGTTTATAAACAAAAAAGCACAATAGATGCCCGACTCGATCATCTAAACATTGTTTACATCAGCACTACCGACGCGGCATTTTTCAAAATTAAAATTTGAATTGAGACCCCCGCCCACAAAAATTCGGCGCGTGCAAAAAGTGGGGGGACGGGTTTCAAAAACTTGTGCAATTTTCCACCATTAAAATTGTCTTTACAATGTATATAATTTTCCACCATTAAAATTGTCTTTACAATGTACCGCTTTACTTATTTCTACATTTCGTCATAATTGTAGATGATGAGCAACTTTCCACCTGTGCCAAAATCGAATCGTGCCGGACAGCAAACGCAAGGCGTTACGCTTGACAAATACTTAGACCAAGGAGCGGTGGCCCCGCAAAAGGGCACGAGCCAAGGAAGGCTCGATGAGGATGAAACGTCCTTTATATTGCAAACCACCCTGCTTCCGCAACACGCCGATGATCCGAACATCTTGCGCTTCATCGCAGCCTATATGCGCTGTCGAGACACCCGTCAGGCCGCAAGAGAAGCAGGGCTAGACCCGCGTAGTGGACAGAACCTTCGCACTCGCCCCGACATTCATCAGGCCATCGTGAAGCTCACCGAGAAGTCGGTGATGAAGTATGGTTTTGATGCGAGCGAAGTCATCGAGAAGGTCAAAGAGATTGCGGCAATTGATCCGGCTGAGTTCCTTCGGCCCGATGGCTCGTACATCACTGATATGCGTGAGATACCGCCCGAGTCGCGTCGAGCAATTAAGAAGTTCAAAGCCAAGAACCTCTATGAGAAAGACCCCAACGGGATGCGCGTTCAAGTGGGCGTGTTGATCGAAGTAGAGATGTGGGACAAGTTAAAAGCCACGGAAATGCTTGGTCGTGAAAAAGAGCTTTTCAAAGAGACGAAAAAAATTGAGCATGATGTGACAAGCAACATGGCTCAAGTGCTGCTTGAAAGTAGCCGTTTGGCTGACAGCAAGTGGCAAGAGCTTCACGACAGAACGCCGGTTATTGAGATAACTGGCAAAACGGAAGGGGTCGCAGATGGCGATGAAGAAGAAAGTGGCGAAGAAGAAGAAGATGGCTAAGAAAGCTCCGGCAAAAAAGGCCATGAAAAAGAAAATGAAGTAACTCCTTGGATCAGTTTGAGGGGGGAAGGTAAACCCCCTCGTTTCTTAAAGTGAGACCTCATGACGGCCTCCAATGAAGAGATCGCACTCTTCAAGCAACTCATAGACGAAAACCGCTATAACTTCTGCAAGCTCGTCTACATCATCTTTCCGTTTGGTCAAAAGGGTCATGCGCTTGAGCATATGGCTCCTTATGACTGGCAGATGGAAGAGTGGGCTAGACTCTCGCGCCATTTGGCAAATCCGCGCACGCGCTTCGACACCTATCGCCTGATCGTCTCGTCCGGTAACGGTGCCGCAAAGACCGCGTTTGGCGCGATGACGTTCATGATGCTCATGTACACGCAGCGCGTGAGGGCGCGTATCACAGCCAACACCGACCCACAGATGAAGTCTGTCGTGTGGCCCGAGTACGACATCTGGTTCAACCATGCCCGTTACGTTGACTTGTTCTTTGAGAAGTTCGGCACTTCGATCAAGGCCAAAGACCCAAAGCTCGGCGAGGTGTGGCGGCTTGATGCGGTGACATGGAGTGAGCAATCTCCCGCCAGCATCTCCGGTCTCCACAACAAGGGTGGAGTGGCGATGTATATTTTCGAGGAAGCTCCTGGCATCCCTGCGGTCATCTGGAACTACGCCTCGGGTGCGTTCACCGAGACGGAGACCATTAAGATACATCTGGCCTTTGGTAACTCCGACGACCCTGAGAGCAAGTTCGAGCAGAACATGGCCTCACCTCAGTGGCGCTCACGGCGCATCGACACGCGCACACTCAAACATATCGACCCCAAGCAAATCCAAGACTGGCTTGATGAGTGCGGCGGAAACGAGGACCATGACGAGTTTAGAGTGCGAGTCAGAGGACTTCCGCGCAAGACCTCAAAGGACTCAATCATCTCCAAAGAGGCGGTCATCGCGGCTCTTGATCGTAGTAGCGAGTTCGACACTCAGACCGTCTCACCACTACCCGTAGTGCTTGCGTGTGACCCTGCATGGACAGGTGGTGACGAGACAACTATTTGGTATCGCCAGGGGAACTACGCTTGTCTTTTGGAGAAGTTCAAACTCGATAAGTCGGCCAAGCAAGATCATATGTTCACCTACCTCAAACTCTGCTATTGGGAGCGCGAGCTAGGGGCTGATGCGGTCTTTATTGACCAAGCCGAAGGTACGGCCATCTATACGCTGGCAAACAATGCCGGTAAGTCGTGGGAGATCGTGAGCTTTGCTTCATCCCCTAACGACGCGGCAGAGTTCAAAGACTCCGAGTACGCCAACATTCGGGCGCAGATGTACTACGAGGCAAACAAGTGGCTCATGCAGATGGGTGTGCTCGACTCGCAAGTGGACGACTGGCGCGAGGACATTGAGAAACAGCTTTGCTGGACTAAAGGCGGGAGGCACAAGGTAAACGGCAAAAAGCTCGCCGAGCCAAAGCTGGAGATCAAGAACCGCGTCGGTCAATCGCCTGACGTGGCCGATGGTTTTGTTCTGACCTTTGCTCGTCCTGTGCTTGAGCGTCTACCTGAGAACGACCGCTATTCGCACCCCGAAGATCGACTACTGACCGGACAAACGGCATACACCATGCCCGACCACTCTGACCCCTACGAAGCATTAGAGGCTGACTACCGTGACTTATACGATTGAAACGCTGACTTGGGACAAGATTAAAGACGACCATTACCTCATCATGTGGATGGCGCATCATGCGGCTAAAGTCGCTGAGATGTATGGCTCATGGGTTAAATGGCAAAACTTCGACATTAAGACGTATGCCGAACGCCAACGTATCCGGCTTTGTCGGCGCGACGGTGATCCGGTTGGTGTTATGCTCGCGTCGATTTATCCGAGTGTGTTCGACAACTCAGTGCTGATCTACCAACAGGACTTGCTTTACGCTAGACCTGGGACCAGGGCAGCGAAATTGCTTATGGACGACTTTATTGACTTTGGCAAAGGTCATGCAAAGCATATAATCTCGATGATAGGTGCGAACACCAACATCAAGCCAAAGTCGCTTGAACGGTTGGGTTTTAAGAAACTCGAAGAACTGTATCGAATCGAGGTTTGAGATGGGTTCTGGACGCAGCACTGTTTTTGATGATGTTGTAAACGTCGCTTCGCAAATCGTCAGTGGCGGTCTAGTTGGCTATGAAGAGGGTAAGTTCGGTCGCGGCGCTACGACGCGAGCGGCTGATGAAACGCTTGGCGAGATTAGCGGTCGTAACTTAGCACGCGAAGCCGACCATCAGAACAAGATGGATATTGCGCGAGAAGAGGCGAAACGCAATCAGGAGCGCATCGACAAACTCAAGAAGCAAGAAGAGGACGAACGCCAAGCCTCGCGTATGCAACAGCTTAATATCGACTCCGCAGCAAGACGCGCACAAGGCGCAAATCGCCTTGGTTCCACAATGGCCGACGCTGACTTCTTGGGGCTGTAAATGATTAAAAAATCAGAGTGCGAATACTTACGCAATCAGGCCAAAGAGAAGTTCGACCGAGTGCGCGGCACCTGGATCGACTGTGGTCGATGGGCCGCTCCACACCGTATCAAGTGGATGCTGTCGCAGATGGATGGCGAGCGCAATAACCAGCATATCGTTGATTCGACGCATATCCTGGCGCTGCGTTCATATGTGGCGGGATTCCTTGAAGGTAACACTTCGGCGACTCGTCCGTGGTATCGGATTCAGTCGAGCAACCCTGAAAAGAATCTGATCCCGAAAAACCATGCGTGGCTCGACAAGTTCACGCGGCGTACGCACTCGATGCTCACGCGCTCAAACTTCTACCATGCTGCCGGTCAGTTCTATTACGACTACGGCACGTTCAATACGGGCGCACACTACATTGACGAAATCGACGGAAATCTCTTTTTCCACACGCTGACCCCTGGCTCGTACTTCGTCATCAACAACCGGCTCGGTGAGGCGGTTGTCATGGTGCGAGAGTTCTCGCTTTCAGTGAAGGCTCTCGTCGATGGCTACGGGCGCAAGGTCAACGGCAAGTGGGATTGGTCGAACTTCTCATCTCGCGTGAGGAAGCTCTACGAACAGGGCACCTACACGCAGATGGTTGAACTTGTAAATATCATCCGTGAAAATCCGAACTTTGATCCAGAGCAGCCGCAAGTGGGCCTTAACCGCAAATGGCTGTCACTTACCTATGAGGTAGGTTCGACCAAAGGACAGTATTATCACGGCACAGAAGCCGAAGGCGGTTCGGCAACTCCTGACATTAAAGAGGGCGAGAAGTTCGTCAAGGTGTCGGCAAGCAAGCGTAAACCCTTCATTGTCGGAAAAGCAGAAACGTCCGGCAACTTCGAGTACGGAGAGAAGGGTCCAACGCTCGATGCTCTTGGCCTTATCAAGTCGCTCAATAAAAAGGCGATCTCGAAAGACCAAGCTCTTGAGCAAATTCTGAAACCCGCTCTCCAAGGGCCAGCTAATTTGCGTAAGTCGTACATCACGACCGCGCCAAATTCGTATGTCCCGCTCGACGCCAACTCCTTGTCGCAGAAGGGTTTGCGCCCGATCTTTGAGGTCAACCCTGCCATCGCCGCGCTGACCAATGACGTGATGGATTTGCGTCAGCAAGTCGAACGCTTGTACTACGCCGATTTCTTACTTTATCTGTCACGCAACCCCAAGACTCGTACCGCGACCGAGACTCAGGCCATCGTGCAGGAGCAGCAGCTCATCATCGGCCCGAACCTGCAATCGCTCAACTGGACCTATAACGTTCCAGTTGTCGAGTTCGTCATGGATTTTGTGCTCGACGAAGACCCATACCTCGAACCGCCGCCCGAGGAATTGGCTGGCGAGTTCTTGAAACTCGATTTCATCTCAGTGTTCGCGCAAGCGCAGAAAGCTGCCGATTTGCCGAGTGTCGAGCGTTATCTGGCAATGGTCGCAGACGTTGGTCAAATCCAGCCGCAGATTTGGGACAAGGTTAATCTTGATAAGCTCGCCGACATCTTTGAGGACCGCTTGTATCTCCCTGCTGGTCTGAACCGTGACCAAGCCGAGGTCGATGCTAAGCGCGAACAAGCAATGATGATGGCGCAGCGACAACAGATGATGGAGCAAACTCTTCCAGCCCTGGCGGGTGCTGCAAAAGACGTTGGCTTGAAAGTTCCAGGTCAACCGCCGCAAGGTGAGGTATGAACAACGACAATGAAGAAATAAAAGAGCGCATCGAACACCGCGATGCGCTCATAGCAATCCGCGATATTCTCACTGATAGCTCGGGCCGCTTCTTTATGAAGTACCTATTTAAGCATCTTGAGGTCGGACGATTGCCTGAACTTGGCCTAGAGGGAAATATCCTCTACGACAAGCTCGGCTTTTTGCGAGCGGGTAATGCCATCTTTAGTTTAGTGTGTGAAGCAAACCCCCAGGTAGCGAGCGAACTCCTGGCAGAAAACGAAAAGGAACGTCATGCGAATCTTTACGGCCAATCTTAAAATGAACAAAGCAGAGGACGGCAAAAATGGTGGAGGGCAGACAACTCAGCCCGAAGTCAAATCGGGTGCTGCGCCGGACGCTAAGGAATCTCAAGCGGACGGGGATCAACTCGACGATTTCGGATACGCAATTACCGCCGAAGAGACGCAAGGAAAACCGGACGCCAAAGGAGATGCCCCGAAAGCACCCGAAAAACCAGAACCCGAAGAACCCGTAACGGGCTACGGGAAGAAACCGCTTGAAGCTCCTGCGGAAGAGGAAAAAAAGAAAGATGAACCGCCGCCTGTAAAAGACGAACTCGAACTCAATACGGAAGGTGTGCCAAAAGAAGAAATCGAAAAGGTCCGTACTTTCGCCAAACAACACAAGGTTTCAAAGGAAATCGCTCAAGCGTTTCTCGAACTGAGAAAAGGCGAGATCAAAGCCCAAGCCGAAGCCGACGCCAAAGCTGCGGCTGATTACGAGAAAGCTAAGAAGCGCCAATGGGCTGAATGGGACAAGGAACTTCGCGCAGACCAGACTTTCGGCGGGGATAAGTTCGAGTTCAATTTGAACCGCGTGGAAAAAGTCATGTCCGAATTTATGGTGAATACTAAAAAAAGATTGACGGAGAGCAAGGGAGTGTTGCCTCCTTATCTTATGCGCGATCTGGCGAAATTAGCCGACCGCTTGTACGAAACCGAAAAATTTGTGCAAGGCGAGAGTACCAAGCCAGAAGCAGACGACGAAATTGAAAATAACGACCCTTTAGAATTTTATCAGTAAAAATGGGGGATTGAATGGCAGCTCTTGGAAGCAGACTCGTAACACTCGCCGATGTTGCGAAAAGCAAAAACAAACAAATCGGCGCGGTTGCGGAAGTCCTCGTTCAAGAAAACCCGATGCTTAACGACATCCCCTACATGGAGATGAACGAGGGCACGAGCCATATCGAGGAAATTCGCTCGTCGCTTCCTTCGGTTTACTACCGCAAGGCCAACCAAGCAATTCCGGCATCTAAGACCACCACCGAAGAACGCACCTTCACGGCTGCACACTTCGAGTCGAAGTCGCAGATCGACGAAGCAGTTGCGAAGCGCGGCGGTGTGGATCGTATCGCTTACAACCGTTGGAACCAAGCGCAAGGCCATATCCAGGCACACGCTCTTGAGCACGCGGCACTGACCATCTACGGCTCGCCCGAAGATTCTAACCGCAAAGTGGCTGGCTTCTTCGACATCTACTCGACTGTTTCTTCTTCGGAAGAAGTCTCCAAGCAGATCGTCGATGGCGGCGGTACTGGCTCCGACAACACCTCGATCCTGCTCTGCTGTTGGGGTGAGCGTTCGGTGTTCGGCGTTTATCCTCGTGGCACCCAAGCTGGTCTCAAGCGCACCGACCGTTCGGCTGGTGGCAAGCTGGTGCAAATCTCGGCTCTCGACGTGAACGGCAATGCCGGTTCGTTCTGGGGCTTTGAAGAGCAGTTCGAGATCGACCACGGTCTTGTCGTGAAAGACTACCGTCAGGCCGCTCGCGCTTGTAACCTCGATGTGTCGGCACTCGTTGCAGCAAGCGGCGCGGCTGACCTCATCGACATCATGATCGACATGATGTACAAGATTCACACCCTCGATAACGGTACGCCTGTGTTCTACATGAACCGTACTATCGAGGCGCACCTCGACAAGCAATCGCGTACCGCAATCGGCGCAGCCGGTGGACTGACCTACGACAACTATCAGGGTAAGCGTATCCTGACGTTCCGTGGAATCCCGATTCGCCGCTCGGATGCGATCCTGAACAGCGAAGCGCGTGTGGTCTGATAAGTGAAGTGGGGGCGGCCTATCCGCCCTCGCTTTGATTTTGAACTTAAATTTTTGGAGGATTACAAATGCGTTTCGATGTGGAAAACCAAGTCTGTGTAGCACAGGCGTTTACTGGCAATGCGACTGTTTCTGACAACTCGATCCAAAAGGGTACTGCCGCTCAAGACATCAGCATCGGTCGCCGGATGGCGTTCCTGTGTCTGCCGGTCGTGGCGCAAGGCTCTGGCTCGACAATGACTGTCGAGGTGATTCAGGCTGACAACGCTGCTCTGACCAGCAACGTCCAGGCGCTTTCGTCGGTTTCCGTGGTGGCAGCAAAAATGCAACTCGGCGATCAACTCGAAGTTCCGATTCCGCAAGGCGTGATGACCAAGCAATTCCTTGGCCTTCGCGTGACCCTGACGGGCGGCACGACGACGATCACGCTCGACGCCTACCTTGTTCCGCAAGATGAGATCACCAAATTCAAGACTTTCCCGAAAGTCGTGAACGTTGAGGTCTAATCATGAACGGGAATCGTCAAGGCAATAGAGGGGTCATGCCCCCGCCGCCTTCCGCAGCCGAGTTTTTGGCTGCGGAGCCTTCTCAGAGTGCGCCCGTTGAGGCACAATCTGAGGTAGGTGAAGTTCTGCCGCAGGAGCCTATTGCGGTCATTGCGACTCGCAAAGGTTTCTTCGGCGGTAAGCGGCTGGATACGGGCGACAAGTTCTTCATCCCTAGCATGGAGCAATTCGGGCTGTGGATGAAACTGGCCGACGCTAAAGCCGAAAAAGAGCGCGTGAAAAAGCTCGAACTTGAGAAGAAGGCAAAGAAGCTCGCGGGAAAATGACTCCCGCGATGAAGGGCGGGAGAAGTGTACTCGAAGGCAAAAATCTTTAACTTGGCTCTGAGTGCGCTTCTTCTTCAACGTCAAGTCATTGACGCTGACACCGACCCGTCAAACGAGGCAAAGGTGCTGCTCTCGCATTGGGATGCAGCACTGGCGCTTACACTTGAGGACTTGGACCTCGACTCGACAGCTTCACAAGCGATCCTCGAATTGCAAGTCTTGAATCCTAACGATCAATGGTCGTTCGCGTACAAGTATCCGGCAGATTGCGCGTTTCTACGGCGTATTCAATCCTCGGCGGTCATCGACAACCGCACGACCCATGTACCGAAGATGATTCGGATGCACCAGGGTAAGAAGTGCATTTTCACCAATCAGCAAGATGCGATTGCGGAATACATTTCAATCAACGTCCCGCTCAATACGCTGAGTGCGTCGGCAGGATTGGCGATTGCGCTGAGATTGGCCTCTCTCGCAGCACCGCTCATCACTGGCAAAGGCGCACAAAAGCTCATCGAAACCATCGAAGCGAAATACATCAAAGCCAAGGCCGAAGCGCAAGAGAAGGATGCTCTTGAAAGCCACAGCTTTGTCGATGAGGCGATTGAATCGGAATTTGTCGAAGCAAGGACAACTTAAATGGCACTCAAGACGCAAGCAAGTTTTGCGGCTGGTGAACTCGATCCTGCGTTGCACGAGCGCACGACGCTACAAAAATATGCGTCGGGCTTGGCAACTGCTCGTAACGTGATTATCGGCAAAACTGGTCGTGTGCGATCTCGCCCTGGCCGTAAACTATTCGCTAAGACTAAGCTCTCTAACAAACGCAACATCCTCTATACGATTCCTGAATTTGATGTACTGATCGAATTTGGGCATCTATATGCTCGCGTGTATTGGGAGTCAGACGACGCAACCAGTATGGAAGAAGTTGTCCATACTTATACCGAAGCCGATCTTGATAGCATCCAATTCGCTCATGTGCTCGGTACTGTAATTACTGTCTATATTTTTTGTGAAGGTAAGCCGACCACGATTCTTGAAATGATGCCTGGAAACGTTCATTTTTATGATTCGTATGTATTTGGTATTCCGTATGCACCAACTTGGTACACTCCTGCAACGGTTGCAAATGGTAGTACAGGCTATCAGGTCGATTATATCGCAACGCGGGTGACTGGTGGCGAAGAGAGTTTAGTTAGTACGATCTATTCTTCTAGCAGTTTTAAGCTACCAGTTGCGGCAGCCGACTATAACCAGTTCAAACTTCAAGTTGATACGCATAAGTCACACGTAACCGAAGTTCGTTTATATCGGCGTCCATCTCAAGGCGGCGCATTCGGTTACGTTGGGAGTTCGACGGTATTTGCCGTAGAAACCAATGGTGGAGTCTATGCGACCTACTGCACGATTATCGACCGAGGCGCGGCGGCTGATTACACGCACTCGCCACCTACGCTCAATATTACGTTGAATCGGCGCGGTATCACCGGACCCGAGGCGCTACTTGCTACGACAGGCGCTATTTATCAGCAGCGCCTTGTTATGGGTTCTGGCATCAACATCGAAGCAAGTCGCACAGGCTTTTATCGTAATTTCTATCGCGACTATCCGCTCGGCGACGATTCAAGTCTGAGTTTCAAAGCTGGATCGACCGGATCGAATGTCGTTCGTATGATCGACGCTGACGGTCTCGTGGTCTTTACCCAAAACGGCGTGTTCTTGAGCGAAGGCGCTTTGACGCCATCAAACCTAGCACTCACAAAAAAAGGTAACTGGATCATCGACCGGCGTGTGCCGCCGCTTGCACTTCCTGGCGGTGTGATGTTCGTCGATGTGGCGTCGAATTGTGTGCGCGAACTGCGGTGGGCTGGTGACAATAGCTTGAGCTTTGTCGCCGAAGAGATCAGTATTTTCTCGAACCATCTGTTCAAAGGTAATCGTATCCGCAGTTGGGCGTTCCAACAGGGCGATACGCCGCTCTTGTGGGTTGTATTTGAAAACGGCGAATACGCTGCATTTACCTACGAGCGCGATCAGGAAATGCGAGCTTGGACTCGTTCTGATTCAGTAAACGTGAACGTTGAGTATGTTGCTTCGACCTCGAACTCGGTTAACCAATTTACGTTCAAATCAGTGCCGCCGAAAGTCTTTTTCCTCGTGGAAAAGAATGGTGAACGCTACATTGAACAGGTTATTCCGCGCTACGTCTCGGCACTCGTCGCCCAAGCCGATAGCGAATCGGCTATGAACGAGTCGATGGCAGCGATGGATTCGGTTGTTTCATGGAATGGAAAACTCAATAGCTCACTGGTTGGCGCTGATGTGTTTCAGCTTGCCCCTTTAACGACTGACATCTGGGACGGGCCGCTTACGCTGACGTGCGGGACCAGTGGGCTTTTTACTGCTGATGGCCTTGGTGCGGTTGGGACGGTATTCCGTTTCTTCCATCCCGAGGATCAATCATCAGTTACTCTTGAGGTAACAGCACGCACCAGTGACAATGCTGTGTTTGTCATGCCTTCGGCAGAGTTCCCATCGGCCTATGCGACGGGCTTTAATCTCTATCAGACTAAAAAGACCTTTACCGGCCTCTCGCATCTCAACGGCGAAAAGGTCGCGGTCATCGTCGATGGCTATGTGCTTGGCTCTCCGAACAATGACATTGAGGACTTCCCCGACTGTATTCCGAGTGGCGGGAGCCTCACGCTGCCGTTTGATCTTGATGGTGCTATTGTCCATATTGGACGCCCGTTTACTTGCGATGTAGAAACACTCGATGTTGATTCGGTTGAACAGCGTCCAGTGTTTATTGAAAGTCAGACGCTCAATAAGCTCTACGTCAAAGTCTATAACTCTAACGGTCTGTATGCCGGTAATACCTTCGTAGACAACGATAAAGTGTCCGGTATGCAAGCCCTCGATTCCTACGTCCTGGATTATGAATTGCCGGTTGAAGTTGTCGGCAACCGCTTTCAACCGCCATCAACCAAGCGGGTCGAACTGACTGTTCCTGGCGATTGGAACTCTCACGGTCGCGTGTGTTTGCGACAGGTCGATCCTCTGCATTTTGAAGTGTTGTCGGTCATTCCTGACATTGAAGATTTGAGAAGGTGACGTATGTGGGAATACGCTGCTCTTGCTGGTTTACAAGTTGCGGTCGGATTACAGCAATCCGAAATGATGCGCATGAGTGCCGACACCGCTCGGCAGATTGCAGAGCTTAACGCAAAGTGGGCTGAGATTGACGCCTGGGAAACAGAGAAGTTTGGCGATACGCAAGCCGCAGCTTTGCAGAAAGAAATCGACCAAGTGCTCGGCGCTCAAAAAGTGGCGATGGCAGCACAGGACATCGACATCAATTTCGGTACTGCCGCGCAAATCCGAAAAGAGTCTGAGACCAATGCGTTTTTGAATCTGGTCGATGTGAAAAATGCGGCACACGCCAAAGCACTCGGTCTCAAGCGTGAAGCGCGAATGATGCGAATGGGTGCTAACGTCCAACAAAGCCAAGCTGAGATCAACGCTCGCGGTGCCGTGATGGGTGGTCTGCTGAGTGCGGCGGGTACGGGAATTACCGGCTATGCTCGCTATCGCAGCGCCAATGCGCCAAAAAAATCTGACGAGACAGAGGGCTAACAATGGCAGTGCAGATACCTCAGATTAAGCGTTTCGCGCCACAGGAACCTACTAGCATGGGGCGCATTGACACGCCGGTTGTCGATGGCTCTAAAGCTGTTGCGGCAGTTGGCGAGGGTCTTACAAAACTCAGCGCGTCGGCTGTTGACCTTTATAACAAGGCCCAAGATGATGCGATCAAACTCGCGGCCACAAGCGCCGATAACGAATACGAAGCCGAATTAAAAGCCCTCAACGGAAAACTCAACGCACTCGACGGCGACCCTGCCACCATCTACGCCAACTACGACGACCAAGAAAAAGCCATACGCGACAAAGTTCTTAAGAAGTACGAAACAGCCGACAATCGCACTAAAAAGCATATTGAAAAAACCGTAGAAACAACTCGCCTTCGCCTCACCTCTGCCAAAGAAATTAACTACGCTGTTCAACATAGCAAGTACGATAAGAAAACTACCGACAACGCCCTTAAACTTCGCCAAGACAGTATTTACAGCACACTCGCCCAAGCCGATGTAAACAAGCCTGAAACTTTCAATGATTTTAAGGCGGTCCTCAAAGACATGGACCGCCTCGTTGTTGAATGGGCAGATCGTAACGGCTTCATTACCAAAGACGATAAGGGTAATCAGAAACTCAGCGAACAAGCCTACATGATGATTGCCGAAGCGCGATCAACTGCTATCAGAAATGCTATCACGTCGCTCAATATCGCTAGTAACGTCGATGCGTCGGAATATCTGCTCAAAGAGTATCGGGACCAGCTTTCCACGAAAGACTATGAGAGCCTTTTCAAATCGACTAAAGACGACCGTGAGTTGATTCTTGCCCGAAAGTTTAATGCTGGCTTGGGCGGTCTTAAGCCGGTCGAAGCAATGGAACGAATCAACTCGATTACTGACGAGGGTGTAAAAGAGAAAGCCCAAAAGCTCTACGATGATGCTTACCGTCGCAATACCAATACTCGTGAGCGCCAAGCAAGAGAGTCGTATTCAGATTTGTACGACGCTGTAAAAAATGGAGAGTTTACCAGCTATACGCAAATTGAAACTACTCCGGCTGGTAGAGAGATGCTTCGCCATCTTAGCGTCGAACAAAAGCGTGGCATCGAGCGAGAGTTTAAGAACGGCGCGATTGAGACCGATCCTGATTCCTATAACATCTTGATGGACCATCTGCGCGACGGAACGCTCGGTGATATTCCCCGAGGCGACTGGTTGCTTATGCGCTCACGGCTTAATAAGAATGATGCCAAATTTTTTGAGACTCGCTATCGCGCTGCTAACGAAACAACTACTGGCGAGTCGAATAAATCATTTAGCCATATCATTAACAAAGTCGATAAAATAATGATCGAGCAAGGAATTGTTAAACAAAAATATGGCAAACGTATGTCCGAGAAGGACAAGAAACTTGTCGGAGAATATCGACGAGAAATCGTCGAATACTTTGCTCAAAATCCAGTTCCAAACGGAAATCTTTTCGAGACAGACAGACAACTCCGCGCCGCCATTGCCAAGAAAAAAGCGGGAGAACTATTTATTCAAAAACGCCCTGAGCGCCCTCCTGCTCCGCAAGGCACTCCTGCGCCTCGTGGTACAGCCGCTCCGCGTCCAGCATTGAGCGCAGACCAAAAGAAAAAGTGGATCGGTCGCTGGAACGAAAAGTATCCTAAAGACCCGTTTGATTCAGCCAAGCATCAGTTATGGGAATTGATCGACAAAGAGGGAGACGGTAAGCCGTGAGGTTTGAAGATATTACTCCGATTACAGATTACGTCGCATCATCGCAAGCCGAAGCGGTTGATAATATCAAAATGTCTCAGAAGCTCGGGCTAACGCCTGATTTTTACAAAGAGCAGAAAAACGAACTGGCCCCGCAAGTCGCTCAAATGAAACTCCCTCAACAAGCCACCGAGGGTGTCGCAAATGCCATGCGTAAATCGCCTGAGCACGCTGCGGCGGTCGCGCCAGAAACCGACCTATTCTCGAAGATTGAACAGTTTGTCGGCTATTCAGTAAATAGAATCAAGCAGAAAACCGGACCAGAGCGTAAGCGTCGAGACCTCATCATGAAAAAGATGAACTCGTCGATGGGTCTTGGCGAGTTTACCGAGGACGATGATCTTACCTTGATGTCTCTGAACGACCAAGCCACTCGCAACTACGGCATGAAGGATTACAAGCTCAACGGCTTTTGGGAAAAAGCGTTGGCCGAAGTCCCTGCTCAAGTGGCTGATCTTCCCGCTATCGTCGAACGAAACGCGCCACTCATCAATGACGTGCTCACGACGACGACTATTGGTGGCGCGATGGTTGGCGGTGGTCTTTTATCGCCGACTGGTCCTGGCACGATTGCTGGCGCGACAGCCGGTGCGATTGGCGGTTTTGCGGCTGGTGTTATACCGGCTTACGCTATTGCCTCGGCTTACGACGCTTACAAAGACATGACCGCCGATACTTGGGATGAACTCGATAATGCTCGTGACGACATTGGCGAACCGCTCAACATCGACCCTACCACTAAATTTTATATTGCCAACGGTGTCGGTGTCGTGGCGAGTGCGGTCGAGTATGTCAGCGACGTGAAGCTCTTAAAGAGTATTCCGTTTCTGAAAAAAGCTACTGACCCCAAGCAGGTTGCAAAACTCATTACCGAACCCGCCAACCGCAAACTCAAAGACGTGCTGTTGAACATTGGTAAGTCGGGTCTTATCAATGCTGGCGAAGAGATGTTCCAAGAAGTCATCCAAATTTTGGGTACTGAACTTGGCAACAGCTACGCCAACAACGAAATCAATTTCCTCGACGGTCTTTCACGAGCCGCAACTAAAATCAAAAGCGATAGCAAGACACAAGAGCGTATCGCTTCGGCTGGTGTCACGGCGTTTGCAACTGGCACGACGCTTACGACGATTGGCGAGGGTGTTAACCGCGCCATTCAACCCAAAGCGCCAAAGAACGTCAAACCAAAAACCGAAATCATCCGACAGAATACGCCCGACGAGGAAGCGGCTGGTGCCCTAGAACTTGAGCGAGGACTTGAAGCGAGCCGTAAGGTGCTCGAAGCAAGCAAGCTCAATCAAATGGCTCCTGACCAAGCTGCCGAAGTTCTGGCCGAGAGTGTGAAGGCAGTTGGGGCTGAGACAGTCAGCATCTCGAAAACGGCCATGCAGAAATGGGTAGGCGGCGACGAGAAGAAAGCCAACGACCTTCGCAATCTCATCGACCCCACTGGTACGCTCGCGCAACGACATAATGCTTTTGTCGATCTTCCGACCCATAAGTTTTTGCAGTTCACGTTGCAGTACCCCGACATTATCGAGTACGCACAGCGCGACCACGATCAGCCGAGCGCCAATACCGCAAAGGCCATGATCGAACGAGCTAAAAAGCACAATGAGAAAACGGCAGAACTTCGCGCAAAGCTGGCAATCGGTGAGCGATCGCCCGAGGAACGCGCCAAGCTCGTTGCTGTCACGCCCGAGGTGGATGACAAGACCTTGGTCAATAAGCTCGGCTCGAAAGAGGTAGCTGACGCTTATCTCAATCGACTCACGCTGAATGAAGCTCAAGACACGATTACGCCTGAACAGCGCATTGAAATCCAAACAATGCGCGAGCGCGTGACGAAACTCCGCGATACGTTGCCCGACGACAAGACCGCAAAGGAGAGATTGCAAAAATCTCTGACCCTGCCGGTTGATGATGAGATTTGGACGGAGCAAGAGTTCCGCGATTTGCCGACCTTCCCGCAAATGTTGCGCGGAGTTCTCCCTGACAAAGAAGTGGATCGTATCGAAGCGGCTGACCAAGAATCGCGTGGCGTGGTGATCGACACCATTAATGAAGATGTGCTGATCGAGCGCCAGGGCGTTGCCGATCTTTACGAAGAGGCAATGGAAGAGGGGCAGCGCGAGATCGAACTGCAAAAGCTAGAGGACGACAAGCGGCTTGGCATCGTCGATAAATTTAAGAATATTCAGAAGGACAAAAAGGGTAAGAAAAGCCATACCAAAAACGGCTACTCAAAATTTGCCATTGATCCTGCGTTCCTGACCAAAGAGCAGAAAGAAAAGTACCGCAAAGACCCGACGCTCAAAAAGCGCCGCGTGTTCGTCAAAGGTGGTCTTACGCCTGACAAAGCCGCGCAACTGCTCGGTGTGCGGAGCGGTGGTCATTTATTGTATCTGCTCGCTTCGGCTCCCGACCGTGAGGCGGTCGTGCAGAAGCGCCTGGAACAAACCGAAGCCAAGCGCAAGAAAGACGCACTCGACATCGTAGACATTGACGAGAGTGCGATGGCGCAAGCCTTCCACAACCGTACCCGCAACCATTTGCAGCAGATGAAATACCTACTGCGTGAAGAGTGGGCCACGGTCAAACGAGTCATCAAACGAGTTGCGCTACCCATTCCGAGTTATGAAGAGTTGCAAGCCGAAGCCCGTCAAACAGTCGCGCAAATCCAAATCAAAGACTTGAAGCCCAACCGCTTCAAAGTCAGCGAAAAGCGCATGGACAAACAAAGCGTCAAAGCGGCGCTCGACGGTAATCTTCCTCTGGCATTTGAGACTAAGCTCAACGCGGCTTTGAATAACGAGATGGCGCTCGAAGCTCAAGCCTCAGTGATTAAAGTCAATCGGCTGTTGCGCTTTATTAAAAAGTTGCAAACCAAAGAGTACCAGCAAGTCATGAAAGACGCTGGTCCGATGTACGTTAACGCGCTCAACGAAGTTCTCGAAGCGTATAGCTTCAAAGGAATGTCGAACCGCGCTTATAACGAACTGGTCAATTTCCGTAAATACGTTTCCGAACAAGTTGCGCTCGGTAACGGTGATTTTGCGATCCCTGAACGCTTGCGCGACGTGCGTAAGCCGCTCAATGAAATGACGGTCGAAGAGGTCTTGGTGATCG